CTGTCGTAGAAGCGCACCTCGCGTTCCTCGAAGTTGTGAAGGTCGTCCACGTATTCGTCCATAATGCAGCCGTTGGTGAAGATTACCTCGGCGGCCATGGCCTCCTTGCGTCTCATGTTCATGGCGCGGAGTTCGTCGAGATCTCCGAGCATGATCACGCCCTGCCTCTGCTGAGGTGTCAGCTGAGTGTAGAGAGCTTCGCCGAAGCCTCTCTTTTTCAGGTCGTCAATGGTGAGCGGACGCTTTGGCGCGATATAAGAAGGCGTGAAGCGCTTCATGGTGTAGCCGTCGCGCAGAATTGTGATGCCGCCCTTTCTAGGTGCCACGAACGGCGCCGCCTTCTTGCTGCCCTTTTTGTACTCCACCAGCACGTCGTCAGTGGCGAAAATGTCGCTCGCTGCATTGGTCGGGAAATAACGGTCGAGCAGGAAGGTGTGGAGAGGCGGGAGCTGCTGCACGGAGGCGAGCAGCGTGTGGGTATCATAATAATTAAAAGCCATTTGTCTTTCCTCCTTGTCTTAGACTTCCACGGCGTCAGAGATCAGGATCCCCGCAGAGCGGAGCGCCTCTTTGTCTGCGTCCGTGATTTCGTAGCCGTCGGCCACGATCAGCTTGTTGCCGTTGAAATGTCCGGTGCGGTATGCGATCGCGTGAATTGCGTCGCCCTCTGCGGATCCGGTGTCTACCGCTTCGGCCAGCACTGCGTTGGCTTTTCCGGTAGTGGTTGCACCGATCAGCTCCATGCTGTCTGTGCCTTTTGCCAGTAACGCGCCACGGGAGAGCACGCCCTGACCGGCCTTTACCTGCACACTGAATACCTCAGCGGCCGGGTATGAGCCGTTGATCAGATTGTCGAAGCCTACGGCTCCGAGGTTCTCGTCGAGTCTGCTCATTAGTTGGTACCTCCTTTGCTGGTTTTATAGGCGTTTACTACCGCCTGAATGTCTGCCGCGTCCTGCTCCTGAGTGGTAGCAGGTGTGCCGCTGTTAGGTGCTGCCCCTACGTCTGCCGCTCCAGAGTTTGCTCCGTCCGCTGCGTAGTTCGCGAGAAACTGCTGTCCCTGCGCTGCGCTCTGCTGCATTACGCGGAAGCAGAGCTCCTGAGCTGTGCACGGGTTTTCTCCGTACTTGGCGTCGTGTACGAGCTGCGGATCCGGGATAGAAGCCGCGATAGAGTCGATCGCTTCGAGGCGCTGGCGTTCTGCTGCGGCTGCGTTTTCGGCGGCCTCAGTCTGCGCCCCGCTTCTGGCGGTCTGTTCGATCTGGTTCACCAGATCGGGTTCCTGCGCTCTGAGTTCTTCGAGTGTCATGTGGTTTTTACCTCCTTCTGTTTTTGCCGCCGGTTTAGTGGTCGGCTGCTTTTTATTTGCTACCGGCTTTTTGGCCGGTTTCGCACTGTTTCGGATCGGGATCGTGCCCGGAACGTGAAGCCCTTCGACGTTATGGTGCACGCCGTTGACGATCAGGATCTTGCGGTCTGAGCTCATGCTCATGTCTGGATCTTCCTCGTCCTCTTTGAGAGAGTCAGCGAAGCCCTTCTCGATAGCTTCGCGGCCGGTCATCCACGTTTCTTTTGTCATCATGCTGCGGAGCTGATCGCTTTCGATCCCGGTCTTTGCGCTGTAAATTTCAGCGACGGCCCGCTCGCTGGCGTCCATGGACTTGATCAGCTGCTTCATGTCGGTGATGTTCATGTAGTCCCACAACATGACGCTGACTCCGTGGATCATAACCAGAGATCCGGGGAACACGGTCACGGTGTCGCCTGCGCACATAATGACACTGGCGGCGCTCGCTGCGATACCTTCGACGACGACGTTCACCTCTCCGGGGAGTGCTTTCAGTGCGTTGTGGATCGCGATCCCGGTGTAAAGGTCGCCGCCGCAGCTGTTCAGCTTGACGGTGATGTGTGCTTTGTCTTTGACTGCTGCCAGATCCTCCATGAAGCCCTCCGGCGTGATGTAGAGGCCGGGCTCAGGTTCTCCCGTCCACCAGTCAACCGGCTGCTGGCTCATTACGTCGCCATAGAGGGTGATCTCTCCCTCGTCGTCACCGGTTGCCGCCATGTTCCAGAACTTCGGAGCAGTCGCAGGCTGTGGAGCCGCGGCAGCTGCCGGGCCCATTCGTAAACTAGGCGTTTCTTTCATTTGCTTACCCTCCTTGTACGGCTTGCTTGATTTGTTCCCGGAGTACGAGGCTTCTCATAGCCTCAGCGCTTCGCCTGCGTGCGTTTTCCGGGTTGTGTGGGTTATTCTCGCCGCCTTCCTCGTTTGGCGGTTCCTCGCCTTCCTCTGGAGCTTCTGGCGTGGTTTCTTCGGTTTGCTCTCCAGACTGGTGAGGATCCGGTGCTTTGCCTTTGAGCTTTTCGCTTTCACGCTGGAGCTGTTCGACGTTCGCGTCCCACTGGCCGCCGTTGAGCTTGACGGTGCTCTGTTCGTGAGTCGAGAAGCCTTCACTACATGCGAGGATCTCGGCCGTGATTTCCTTCACCGGATCGAGCTGTCCCTGAGACGGGCCGAGCCATTCGCTGCCGAGATATGCGGCGCGGATTGCCGGATCTGTAAAAAAGCCCGGCGCTGTGATACGTCCGCGGGCCACGGCTTCGCTCATCCAAACTTCGTAGAGAGGGCGGCAGAAGTCGTCAGCCAGCCACTCGCGGCGCATTTTGAACGCCTTCCACGCTTCCAGAAGGGCCGCGCGGCTCGCACTGTATGACGAGTTGAAGGATTTCAGCAGAAGATCCGCGGGGATCTCCAGCGCAGCGCCGATCTGTTCGGCGATTGCCTTCACAAAATTGTTGAAGCCTCCGGCCGGTCGTGTCGGATTGGCGAAAACGACGTCCTCGCCCGGTTCCATGACATTGACCTGTCCCGGCCCCATGCTGTACTCGTTCGGGCCCTTTGGTTCTCCGGGTGGAGTTTCTTCGGTTTCATTGAACGGCATTTCGTCGGTGGACGCTTCCGTTTTTATGAAGGCCGTAAAAAAGGACTCTATCACGGCAGCCATGAGCTCCGACTCTGTGTAGCGCCTGAGCTGGAGCAGCGGTTCAATAACCTGCGCCAGATATGTGACGCCGCGGTACTGATCCGGCCGTTCGGAGTCCATAACGTGCACGACGTTAGGCAGGCCGGTGTGTGGCTGGTATGCCAGCACGCGGGCCCATGTGGTCGTAGGTGCTCCGATCTCGAACGGGTAGTTGCTGCGGATATGATAGGCCACCACCATGCCGTCCTTGTCTACCTCCACGCCGTCGTAGATTGTGTTCCCGTTCTGCGGGTTCTTGCCGGTGGTGTAGGTGACGGAGGTTCCGGCGCCATAGCCGCCCGGCGTTGCTATTCGATCCGCTTCGATCAGGTGGACGCGCAGGGCGTAGGGCAGCAGTTTGGTGGTTTTGTACTGCTTTATTACTCCGATACAGTCACCGGATAGCAGCCACGACACGAGGGCGAGCTGCTGGAGCCCGTAGAAGTTGTTCATGCCGGTGGCGTCGCAGGCTCTTTTATTTTCAGCCCAGAGGGCGAACTCCCTCTCGGTGTTTTTCTGCCATACTTCCGCTTGTTCAGCAGAGAGGCCCAGCACTTCCCGGTCGATCTGGCTCTTTAGTTTCAGTCCGACGCCTACCACGTTAGTGCGGTTGGTTTTGATCGCAGACGTGGCGATCGGTGCGGCCATGTATAACATGCGGGCACGCTGCCGGAGCGTGTAGTTGTTGAAGTCTATGTCCTCGTGAGAGGATCCGCTCGGAGCGTTGAAGGCTTTTACTGCTTTCTTTCTCCAGCTGGCACCGGCTTCTCCGTAGCCTTTATTCTGTGGCCGGGCTGTTGCTTTTCCTTCCATGTGTTTGCTCACCTCCTTGCTTTTTTATTAAAACGGCAGGCCGAGAGAGTAAAGGAGCGAAAACTCCACCCGGTTGCTGCCGTAGTAAAGCCAGCGAGCTGCTGGCGTTTACTCTTTACCAGTCGTGGGGAGTGATCCCCACCGCGCGGCGGGCTGTATTCCCCGCCAGTTCGTTTTCCAGTTCCCGGATCCGCTTCCTGAGCTTCTCGATCTGATCTTGCAGAGCGGTGAGGCTCGTCTGGTAGCGTTGCAGGTTTCTGGATCCGATCGCGTAGAGCTGCACGCCGTCAGGGCTGAGCATTTCCTTCTCGCGGGCCAGATATTGTTCCAGCCGCTCGCGTTCCTGAGCGAGCTCGGCCTCGATAATGTGCTTCGGTCGTCGTCTCATGCGGTTGCCTCCTTACCAGTCGTCGAAGTAGTTCGACGGCTTTTTGACTCGTCTCTGCTGCGGTGCTGCAGCAGGCTTCGGTTTTTCCCGCTCCGGCAGATTTTTGAGCCTTCGCTCTACGGCTACCATGTCGGGATCTATGATTTTCAGCCCTGCCAGCGCGTAGTTGCGGCAGTCGAGGGCCTCGTTTCTGTTGTGTCCGGGTATCTTTACCCACGCCCACACGTTGCCGCGCTTGGTTTGTGTGAGCTCCAGCTTCTCGCTGAGCAGGCCGGAAAAGTAATAGCTGTCGTACCCGGCGCCCTCGGCAGTTGGAAAGTGGCAGAACTTCGGGCCAGCCTCTTGCACTTTCAGGCTTGACATGATCGTCTCTTTTCCGGCGTCTACGCCGAGAGTGTAGAGCCAGCAGGTCACGCGCTTGTTGTCCTTGATCGCCACGCGCTTTGGTGGTGTGACGAACGGGATCCCGTCGCCGCCTTTGCCCTTGATAGCAAAAACGCGCTTGTTTTTGCGTGCCCGGCAGCGTGCGTACACTTCCTGCGTGTAGTGGCCGCCTGAGTCCACGCAGGTGATCGAGAGCCGGAGCCCTCGGCCGTCTGCGAAGCGGTAGACGTGATCCACCACGTCGTCGAGCTGCTGCCACACCTCGTCGGTGTCTGGTTTTCCCATGATGTAGCCCTTTTTTATGCCCCACGTTTCGCCGTAGTGGCCGTGGCCCACGACTTCGTACTCCAGCCGGTTGTCCTGAGTGTCCACCCCGCAGGTGAGCACCAGAACGCCCTCCGGCAGTTCTACCGGTGTTCCGTCGGCGTTTGTTCCGTAGTCCTCACGGCGGGCCAGCATGGTGTCCTCGTCGGCTATGCCGCCGCGATCCTCCCATAGTTCGCCCAGCAGCGTGTTGTAGACTACTTTCAGTTTTTGCGGATCGTCCTTGGCTTGCAGGAATTTGAGCACGATCTTTTCCCATGGTGTCCACGGGGACGAGAAGGCGTTCAGCCAGAACGAGCGCACGCCGGTGGCGTATGCGTCCGGGTTCTCTGCGATCCATTTCGCAGGCTGCCGCCGCATG